GTTGACTACATTCAATGGGCAAAAGACGGCCATATCAGGGTCACAGACGGCAATGCAACCGATTATGAGACAATAAAGCAGGACATTCTGGCGTTTTGTGACCAGTTCGGCGTGAAACAGATCGGCGTTGATCCTTGGAACGCCACGATGTTGAGCCAGGCACTAGCTGCCGAAGGTTGCGACATTGTCAATGTAAGACAAGGCTACGGCACTTTATCAGCACCCATGAAGAGGCTTGAGGCCCTCGTGTTAGACTCAAAGCTGAGAGTAAATCACCCGATTATGGATTGGTGCGCCGCAAATTGTGCCGTACAGAGCGACCATCAGGGCAATATAAAGCCAAGCAAGGCCAAAAGCACCGAGCGAATTGACGGCATCGCCGCACTTGTGACAGCGATGGCCGTGCAGGCCGCAGCTGAGACACCGCCGCCCGAGCAGGACTGGAACATAATAAGCGTATGAGTACAGTCGAAGTCATCAAGAATCGGGACGAGAACCGCATCCGCGAGCTGCGTTCCTTTGATTTTGCAGCCCTCGCCAGGTCTGGCGGCATGCGGCGTGAGACGCCAGAGACCGCTCCCGAGGTGCCAGCGGTCATCGCGTGCATCCGCGTCATAGCCGAGAGCGTTGGCAGTCTGCCGCTGCACATCTACAGGATGGACTCCAACGGTGCGAAGGTGCTGGCAACCGACTCGCCGCTGTATCGGCTGATGCGATATGCACCGAATGACGAGCAGACGAGCCTTGAGCTACGCGAGCAATTATGCATGCTCTATTTGTTATATGGCGATGCCTACTGCGAGCTGGTACGCAACGACCGCGGCGTGATTACGGCGATGATGCCCCTCCACCCGTCGCGGATGACTACCGAGCGGCTGACCGATGGCACGCTTCGCTACATCTACCGCGAGCCCAACGGTCGCCAGACCATCTACAACCAGCGGCAGCTCTGGCATCTGCGGATGCCGACCCTCGACGGCGTGCATGGGCTGAGTCTGCCGACGCTGGTGCGTGACGCAATTGCACACGCTAGGGCACTTGAGAGCTACGGTCTGACCTATTTTGCCAATGGTGCCCGGCCCGGCGTTGTCTTGCAGAGCGATAACCCGATACCGCCTGAGGCCGCTGAGAGGATGCGGGAGCAATGGGAAAGGATGCACCGTGGCAGCGACCGAGCGCATAGAACAGCCGTGTTGCCTAACGGGCTCCGAGTGCATGAGCTGAGCGGCTCCAACGAGTCAAGCCAGTTCATTGACGCCCGCAAGATGGCGGTCGTTGAGATTTGCCGAGCCTTCCGCGTGCCGCCGCATCTGGTGCAGTCGCTTGACGGTGCAACCTACAGCAACATTGAGCACCAGTCCCGCGAGTTCCTGAGCTATACGCTGCTTCCGCACCTTCGGCGTATTGAAGACAGCATCGCCCGCGATCTGATTGACGACCCGACGCTATTCGCAGAGCACGACGTACACGCCTTCATGCGTGGCGACTCTGCCGCCCGTGCGGCCTGGTATCAGCAGGCATTGAACAGCGGAATCATGTCTATCAACGAGGTGAGGGCCGCTGAGGGAATGAATCCAATCGGCCCAGAGGGTGACGAGCGGTTTTTGCAGGTGAACATGACGACGCTGAAGCAGATCGTCAACGGAGGTGGCAATGGCGGACCTGACGCCGACAGCAGCGATGGCTGAGGCGGCAAGCCGCGGCCTGCGACTGCACGACGAGGGCAAGAGTGGCGACGGCCTGAAGCCCGAGACGGTGCGGCGTGCGAACATCATCGCAAGGCGTGACGAGCTCACCGAGAGCCACGTCCGCGAAATGCGGGCCTGGTTTGCTCGGCATGAATCAGACAAGCGGCCCGGATGGGATGACGCGGGTGAGGAAACGCCCGGTTTTGTGGCGTGGCTACTGTGGGGTGGCGATCCGGCCCAGGGCTGGAGCAACAGAAAGGTCGAAGAGATGGACCGAGAGCAAGAAGGTCGGAGCTTTGAGCGTCGCGGCGTGACTGTGCCGGTGGAGTACCGCGAGGAGGACGGTCAGCCGCGGCTGACCGGCTATGCAGCAGTATTTGAGAGCGAGTCTGTGATTCTTCCGGGCGGTTTCCGCGAGATTTTGCGGCGTGGTGCATTTGATGAGACGCTCGCTGATCCAGAGACCGACGTAGTTGCACTGTTCAACCATGACAGCAACATGATTTTGGGCCGCCAATCGTCTGGAACGCTACGACTCAGCACCGATGAGCGTGGCCTTCGGTATGACGTCGATTTGCCTGACACTCAGTTGGGCCGTGACATCAAGGCACTGACTGCTAGGGGAGATTTGAAGTCAAGCAGCTTTGCCTTCACTGTCCGCAGCCAAGATGAGACCTATGAGCGGACACCAGACGGGCCTCGCCGCTACATTGAGCGGTTGCAACTATTCGACGTCAGTGTGGTGCTGAATCCGGCCTACCCTGAGACCACCGCGGCCGTCCGCCAGCGAGCCGCTGAGCTGCTGGTCGAGCCGATTGCCGAGCAGTCTGAGCCCGCCCCGCTGCGGGTGAGCCCGCTGGCCCGAGCTGCACACGCTGCGAGGTGGCTGCGGCGTGTCAGCTGATCGCGTTTGCAAGCGTTGTGGCTCTCTCATGCGTTGCCGGGCCTCTAAGCGAGTCGGCAGCAGCCAGACGCAATATCTTGAGTGCCGGTCCTGCGGCAGCAAGCAGCGGGCAGTGGTGCCCGCCCATATGATTTTCCGCCGCAACGGTTCAAGGTTGTAACTTACAACTAAACGGCCCCCGCTGTTTGCGAACTTGGAATGTAACCCACGACGGGCGAACCTTCCAAGGAGCAGACACCGACCATGAAGATCGAAGACATCAAGCGTGAGAGCCGCGAGATCGCGGACAAGATCGACAACCTGCGGGCCGTCGAAAGCGACGACGCCGCCGTGATTGAGCAGCGTGACGCTGACCTGGGCGAGCTGATGACCCGAGCTGAAGAGCTTGAGGACGCCGCTGAAAAGGCTGCGAAGGTTGCCGAGGCCCGGCAGAAGCTCGACGCGATTGTGAATCGCTGCTCGGCTCTCGACGCCCCGGTGACCCGCGAGGTCCGCGAGGTGGCAAAGCCACGGGCAATCCAGTACGGCGGCCGCCTGCGTTTCTTCCACGACGCAGAGCAGGCTTACCGCTGCGGCCAGTTTATCGCTGGTTATGTGCTCGGTGATGCCTCGGCCCGCGAGTGGTGCGAGCGAAACGACGTTTACACCCGTGCAATGGGTGGAGCACAGGCTACCAAGGGCGATGCGTTCGTTGATAACGTGCTTTCTGAGACGCTGATCCGCAACGTCGAAGAAAAGAACGAAGTCTACAACGAGATGCAGCGGTTCCCGATGGTTTCGGATACCCTGCTGGTGCCGAAGCGAACCGGCGGCTTCAGCGGCAACTGGGTTGCGGAAAACGCTGAAATCACGACCTCCGACGCTACAGCGACTCAGGTGCAGTTGGTTGCCAGCAAGTACGCTGTTGGCGTGCGGGTTGCAAACGAGCTGCTGGCTGATTCGGTCATCAACCTGAGTGAGATGGTGGTGCAGGAGTTCACGACTGCCTACACCGCTGCCCTGACCGAAGCTGTGGTCAACGGCGACGGTTCAAGCAGCTACGGAAGCATTACGGGCATCCTCGACAGCACCGGCGGCATCCTCGCAGCTGGTTCAGCTGGGACGATTCACACCACCGACGTTGGCAATAATTTGCCGACTGAGGTCACCGTGGACGACTTCACTGCGTTGCTGGCGATGACTCCGCGTTACGCCCTCGACAATGCGAAGTTTATCTGTTCGCCTTACGTCTATCATCAGGTCATGCAGCGGCTCGACCTAGCCCAAGGCGTGAGCAGCCTCCAGGTTGGTGCTGGTGCCAGCTTCCTCGGCTACCAGGTGGTGCTGTCACAGGCGATGCCTGGCAGCTCGGCTGGTGCCGGTGATGTGATTGCCCTGTTCGGTGACTTTTCACGGGCTGGAGCCTTCGGTCTCCGCCGTGACTTTGAAATCACCAGCTCGACTGACCGCTACATCGAGTATGGGCAAACGGCCCTTTTTGGCAGCCTGCGGGCGACGGCCAAGTGGCATGACCTTGGCGGTGCCAGCACTGCTGGCCCGGTTGTCGGTCTCAAGCTCGGTGCAGCCTCCTAGTACCTGAGCTAATCAGTAGGCGGCCGGGCCGCGGCTAAACGCTGCGGCCCGGCCTGCCGGTGGCTCAAGACACGG